TTTTTTTCATTAAGCAACCTCCCTTTTTTCGTGTTCTATTGGTGTTAAATCACACTCTAATTGCCACTCTATAACATTTAATATTTCTTTATCTAAAACAGTTACAGAAGCGCCGTCAAACCAATCTAAGTACCAATATTCTACTGATAAAATATTTTTGTTTTCATCGGTGTATATTCTGAACTCATCGCCAGGACCACCCCAGCTTAACTGCCAACGATAATAACCCTCTTCTTGATTATCAAAGGTATTGGATGCAACATAATCCCAGCTTAAACCATATTGAGATAACCACTCTGATACATCAAGATTGTCATTATCGTATGCTTTTTTGATTTCTTTTAATCTTGATTGATATCTAGCATTTACAAGATCAATACATTTTTTTTCTTTTGTCATTGTTTTACCTTTCATTGTTTGTTTATGCTCTCAACTTACCAAATAGGTTATAATAAGTCAAGAGCATTGTTTTATTAAATTAAGCCGTCTTTTTGCTTAGTGATCGAATAAAAGCATTTGTTTTTTCATCTTGCTTTTTATCCAATTCAATTTGTTTTGCTATAAATTTGGACCATTTTCCATAATCAAAATTTTCGCAATTTCTTTCCGCAAAACTTGTAATAAGATTTTCAACAATAACAATTGATTGCATATCTTTACTGAAATGCACCTCATTGTGTAATGCTGCTACAATTTTTGCTAATTGGTTAAGATGTTTTTTTGTTATGCTCATTTTGTTTTATCCTTTCTATTGGTTTATGCTCTAATTAATTTAGGGTGAATTTGTGGGTTATATTTTACTATTTGATTATTATTATTAATCAATAAACCTGCATCATCCAAAGTGTGTAAAACTAAGTCAAAATTTAAGTTTTGCAATTTAACCATTTTAGACTGTAAATGAATTAAATATATATTTTCAATTACAAGTAATTTTTTATCTTTTAAAGTCTTTATTTCTTTTTGACTTTTTATGATTTTATTAGCTATTTTTAAAATGTTTTCCTTTGTTTGCATTTTGTTTCCCTTTGTTAAGTTGTTCATTAAATACGACATTAACAGTTTTGGTTAATAGATCAACAAAAAAATTCGTTAAAATATTAAGTCATTGAATTTAAACAGTTCTTTTTTAAAGCGTATGTTTTACGCTGTATTAGTAAAGAGATTGAATAGATTGAAGATGTTTAAAAGTTAGTATCCTTTAATAGATTGCTCATTTGCTTAATCATATAAAATATTCGGTGATCTATTCTATTATTGCAGGACCAAGCGTAGTACCTAGCTTTATTTTATTACTTTCCGATAATCATAAATTATCGGAAGCTACAAATACTATAGATTAAATGTTTTTGCCTGTGTTCCTACGCAAAATTAAAAAGTTGACCCCCCATACCCCGCCAGATTCCGCCGCAGATTATTATATCTATATACACGGGATTTTTCCACGCTCACACACAGCCAGTCACCCCCTATCCACAAAACAACCCACCCCTTATTTTTGCTAGACCTCCTTTTAGAAATAAAATAATACCATATGTATGGAGTACGATAGCAAAGACATACAATCTGTAGTATTTATAGAACCTGAAACTAACAATGTAGTTATTAAGATCACAGGCTTTCCTAACAAAGACATAGCTGATTTATATATTAGCTGGGTTATGGCAGAGTTATCTTTTGACTTTACACCTACCAGTGGAACCATAGACACCATGTTACATTAATGAATATAGTTATTCCTTATACTGCCAGAAAACATCAGAAATTTCTTCACTCTAAGATGCTAGAGAAAAGATGGTCAGTCTTAGTCTGCCATAGAAGATTTGGTAAAACAGTAATGATGATTAATCATTTACTAATGACCGCACTACAATCCAAACTGAAGAACCCTAGGTTTGCTTATATTGCACCTACCTTCAAACAAGCTAAATCTATTGCTTGGGATTACATCAAACAATTTTCTGACAAGATTCCAGGAGTACGCTTTAATGAGACAGAGCTGCGTGTAGACTTGCCTAATGGCTCTAGGATAACCCTACTAGGCTCAGAGAACTGCGATGGTCTTAGAGGTATCTATTTGGATGGTTGCGTCATAGATGAGTATGCCAATGTAACAGAACGATTGTTCCCAGAAATTATTAGACCAGCTCTATCTGACAGAAAAGGCTACTGCGTATTTATAGGTACACCACAAGGAATGAATAATAACTTTTACGATATGTACCAACACGCACAAAAGAACCACAGTGATTGGTTTTATTTTAAAGCACAGGCAAGTAAAACCAAAATAGTAGATGAGGAAGAATTAGAAAAAGCAAAAGAGATCATGGGAGATAACAAGTTTAAGCAAGAGTTTGAATGTGATTGGATAGCTAACATTGAAGGATCTGTATACGGAGAGGTAATGCAAAAGATGGATGATAAAAGGCAGATGACTAGAGTACCTTACGATCCTTCTTTGCCAGTCTCTACCGCATGGGATATAGGAGTTTCAGACCACACTGCTATTATATTTTATCAGCAACTAGGTTCAGCAATTAATATTATAGATTACTACGAAGAACGAAAACAAGGATTACCCCACTTTATAGAAGTAATAAATTCCAAGGAGTATATCTACAAGGATCACTTTGGTCCACATGATATAGAGGTAATGGAATTTAGTAATGGAAAAACCAGAAGGGAAGTAGCTTATCAGTTAGGAATTATATTTAAAGTTGTGCCGAAAATTCCACTAGAGGATGGTATACACGCAACAGCCATGGCACTACCTAGATGCTACATTGACATAGACCATTGCAAAAAATTAATAGATGCGTTAAGACATTACCACAGGAAGTACATAGATAAAAACAGAATGTTTAGATCTAAGCCTGTACACGATTGGAGTTCACACGCCTGTGATGCCATGAGGTATTTGGCTGTAGGACTTCAAGAAATTAACACTAGACAAGCTGCTCCACAAAATGTAGCAGATAATAGTTATAGGATAATATAAATATGGGTTCATTATTTTCACCAAAGATGCCATCACTACCACCAGTAGCACCAGCTCCTGAGATGCCTTCTTCAGAAATTTCAGCAGAAGAAAAAGAAAGTATTGCTAAAGAACAAGCGGCAGTAGAAAGAAAAAGAAGAGGTAGAAAGTCTACGATTCTAACTGGACCTTTAGGAGATGTCAGCGATGCTGAGATAGAAAAGAAAACTTTATTAGGATCATAACATGGTAATTAAAAACATAATTAAAATAGCAAAAGAAATAATCAAACCAAAAAAAACCAAAGTAAAAATTAAAAAAGAAGAACCTGTAATTGTAAAAGCAGAAGAAGTAATTAAAAAACCTGAAGTAGAGCAAGTAAGAGTTACAGAAACTAAATCTACCTTAACTAGAGAAACTAACTAACATGGGTTCAGTAGCAAGAGTGTTTAGACCAACACCTCCACCACCTTCACCACCTCCAGTAGCAAAACCAATAGCTACTACTATAGCTCCAACCACAGCAGAAGTTTCTCAAAGCACAGCAACAGATGCAGATGGATATTCATCCAGCGTTAAAACAAAACGAAAAGGAAGATCGGCAACTATTTTAACAGGACCAGCAGGAGTAGAGGGAGATGCTACACTAGGTAAGAAAAGTCTATTAGGATCATAATGGCATTAACAGATAGACAAAAAACAACTTTGAAAAAACATAGTGTTCATCATTCTAAAAAACATATGACACATATGAAAGTATCTATGAACAAAGGAATAAGTTTTACAAAAGCACATAAAATTGCACTTAAAAAAAAAGGTAAATAATGGCAAAAACAGATTTAAGTAAAAGTTTATTAGCACGATTTGACAAGCTACAAGGTCAAAGGCAAAACTGGGAAACACACTGGCAAGAAGTTGCAGATTATATGCAACCAAGAAAAGCCGATGTAACCAAAACCAGAGCCAGAGGAGATAAACGAAATGAGATGATTTTTGATTCGTCTCCTATTCAAGCAGTAGAATTACTAGCAGCTTCTTTACATGGTATGCTAACTAACCCTTCCACCCCTTGGTTTACCTTACGATTTAAAGAAGAGGATATGGATAACGAAGAAGAAGCAAAACTTTGGTTAGAGTCTGCAACAGAAACAATGTACACTGCGTTTAATCGTTCTAACTTCCAACAAGAAATTTTTGAATTATACCACGATCTAATTACCTTTGGTACAGCAGCAATGTTTATTGAAGAAGATGATGATGATTTAATTAAATTCTCAACTAGACATATTAACGAAGTGTTTATTGCTGAGAACGATAAGGGAAGAGTAGATACAGTATACAGAAGATTTAAACTTTCTGCTAGAGGTGCGGTGCAAAAATTTGGAGACAAAGTTTCTCCAGACATTATGGCAATGTCAAAAAAAGATCCTTACCAAGAAGTAGAATTAATCCACGCACTTTATCCAAGATCTGATTTTAATCCTAAGAAAAAAGATAAAGCTAATATGCCATTTGAATCTGTTTATGTAGAATATAAAAATGGAAACGAATTATCTGTTTCTGGATTTAAAGAATTTCCTTTTGTAGTACCTCGTTACTTAAAAGCATCTAATGAAATCTACGGAAGATCTCCTGCGATGACTGCTTTGCCTGATGTTAAGATGTTAAATGAAATGTCTAAGACCACTATTAAAGCAGCACAGAAACAAGTTGATCCTCCTTTGTTAGTGCCTGACGATGGTTTTTTATTACCAGTTAGAACTGTACCTGGTGGATTAAATTTTTATAGATCAGGAACAAGAGATAGAATTGAACCTTTAAACATTGGTGCAAACAATCCATTAGGATTAAACATGGAAGAGCAAAGAAGAGATGCTATTCGTGCTGTGTTTTATGTAAACCAACTGATGATGCAACAAGGTCCTCAAATGACAGCAACAGAAGTCATCCAAAGGAACGAAGAGAAAATGAGACTACTAGGTCCTGTTCTTGGTAGACTGCAATCAGAATTGTTAAAACCATTAATTGACAGAGTGTTTGCTATACTACTTCGTAATAATATGTTACCAGAAGCACCAGAGTTTTTATCTGGAAGAAATGTAGAAATTGAATATGTATCTCCACTTGCTAAAGCACAAAAATCTTCAGAGCTACAATCTATTATGAGAGCAATAGAAATATTAGGATCACTAGCAAATGTAGCACCAGTATTTGATTATGTTAATTTTGATAACCTAGTGAAACATCTAGCAGACATAGTTGGTATGCCACAAAAATTATTAAAATCACAAAACCAAGTAAACTCTGAAAGACAACAAGCTCAAGCACAAGCTCAAGAGCAACAAGCAATGCAACAGATGCAACAAGTAGCACAAGCAGGAGGAGACATAGCACCATTGGCAAAAGCATTGCCAGAGGAAGCAAAGGCTTTAGTAAACCCAGAAGAGTAATAGAAAGGAAAAAACATGGAAGCAAGTAAACAACTAGAACAATTAATTGGAAAGTTAAAAAAAAATTACGAATTTATATTCAATACAGATGAAGGCAAAGAAGTCTTGTCTGATTTAGAAAAGAGATGCCACTACCACGCTACTACTAATATTAAAGGAGATAGCCATGAGAGTGCATATATGGAAGGACAACGCAGCGTTCTTTTATTTATAAAATCAATGCTGCAAAACGATAATGAAAAAGGAAAATAATAATGTCAAACGAACAGATAACACAGGAAACTGTGCCTGTAGAAACAACGACACCATCTACAGAAACAGTCCAACCAACAGCAACACTTAATACAGTTGCAAAATCAGATACACCTATAACACCCTCTTCTTGGAAAGAGTCTATCAGTGAAGAGTTTAGAAGCGATCCTAGTATAGAAAAATTTACGGAAATTGATGCACTAGCAAAAAGTTACATCAACGCAACTAAAATGATTGGTCAGGATAAGATAGTTATACCTACTAATAATTCTACAGAAGATCAGTGGAATGAAGTATATCAAAAACTAGGTAGACCTGAGTCTGCTGATAAATATCAGTTAGATGCTAAATCAAAAGCAGTACCTATTGATGAAAATGCTGTAAAACAATTTGCAGAAAATGCTCACAAGCTAGGTTTAAATAATAAACAAGCTCAAGGTATTTTAGAGTTTTATAAAAATAATATGGAAGGCACTGCACAGCAATCAAAGATTGATACAGAGACTGCTCAAGTTCAAGCGGAACAACAGCTAAGACAAGAGTGGGGTAGAGACTTTGAAGGTAAAGTTAAACAAGCTGGTGCATTAGCTAAAGCAAATATTAATCCAGATGTATTAGATATGCAACTACAAGATGGAACAAGGGTAGGAGATCATCCAGAAATTATAAAAGGATTTGCAAAAATTGCTAATATGATGTCTGAGGATAAAATTGTTTCTACAGAAAGCGAAAATGTAGATACTATGAAAGATATTGAATCAGAAATAACTACTTTGACTAATGATACCAATAGTCCTTACTGGAATAAAAATCACCCAGATCACGATAAGGTGGTTCAACAAGTTTATACATTAAGAGAAATGTTAAATGCAGAATAATAATCTAAACGATCAAGAGATTAGATTAGAAATATTGCGGTTGGTTAAGGAAACAGGTTCTGAGAACCAGAAAACAAACCCCTTGCCAACTGCAGATATTTATTATAAATGGGTTAAAGGTAAGACAATTCGCAAGAACCTTACTGACAAGAAGGAATAGACTCTAGTCTAACAGACTTTAAATGCAAGAAATGCCTGTCAATTTTGACGGAGAACCTTTCTGTTTTAATTTTATTAATGACTATGTGGGTTGTTAATATTTAACTTTAATAAATGGAGAGACAAATATGTCATCACAAATAACTACAGCATTTGTTCAGCAGTATTCTGCTAACATTCAAATGCTTTCTCAACAAATGGGATCGTTATTAAGAGACAAAGTCCGAGTTGAATCTGTGGTTGGAAAAAATGCTTTTTTTGACCAAGTTGGCTCAGTAACTGCAGTTTTGAAAACTAGCAGACATTCCGACACTCCGCAAATTGATACACCTCATTCAAGACGAAGAGTATCACTTGCTGATTACGAATATGCTGATCTAATAGACACTCAGGATAAAGTAAGACTCTTAATCGATCCAACATCTTCTTACGCTCAAGCTGCTGCAATGGCAATGGGTAGAGCTATGGATGATGTGATTATTGCTGCTGCAACTGGTACTGCCTTTACAGGTGAAACTGGTTCAACTTCAACTTCTGCTCAAACTGCAATCGCTGCTGGTTCTGCAGGTTTAACTATTGCTAAATTAAGAACTGCTAAGCAGACTTTTGATTTGGCTAGTGTTGATCCTTCAATCCCTAGACACATCGTTGTAGGACCTGAACAGATCAATAATCTACTTTCAACAACCGAAGTAACAAGTTCAGATTTCAACACAATCAAAGCATTGGTTCATGGTGAAATTGATACGTTCCTTGGGTTTAAATTTACAACATCCAACAGACTTACAAAATCTGGTAATAACAGACTTTGTGTAGCTTTTGCACAAGATGGAATAGCTCTAGGAATCGGAAAAGATATTTCCGCTAGAATTGACGAAAGAGCTGACAAATCTTATGCCACTCAAGTGTACTACTGCCAAAGCATCGGTGCTACTAGAATGGAAGAAGCTAAAGTCCTTGGTATAACTTGCGTAGAAGCATAATAGGAGGATATAAAATATGGCTAATTCAATACAATATGCGAAGATAGTTAGTGTTCCTTCTGAGAAGGTTGATACTAATGAACTAGCTGGTAGAGTAAGAGTTGCATTTGCAGAGTACGAAGCAGCAACAGAACAATCTACTATAACTATGTTCACTATCCCTAATGGTGCAAGAATCTTAAGCGGATCAGTAAGTTATGATGCTCTTAATTCAAGCACAACTATATCAGTTGGACATGGTGCTTATACAAACTCAGCAGGAACAGCAGTATCTGCTGATGTTGATGAGTATAAAGCAGCAGCCGCTTCAACTTCTGCAGAAACAGTTGTTGCTGCAGACACTATAGCTTTAGGTAGAAACAGCGTAGTTAATGCTGACCAAGATGGTCTTCCAGTTACAGTTACCCTAGCAGGTGCTGATGGTGCTGGTACTATTCAGTTGCAACTATTATATGTTAAAGACTAATAAATAGTTTGGGTGGGGGAGCAATCCCCCATCTTTCTTTAAATGAAACATTTGAAAGAAATCAAACCTGTGTTACATTTTAAGAAAGATGATTATGTTTATAGATTTGTTTTAGTAGACAGATTTAAACACACATCATCTTCTCATAATGGATTTGATATTCATAATGAGAGAACAGAAGAGGAAATCTGGCAACAGATGACCAATAGGAAAATAAGAAGAAAATATATAACAAAGGAGTAGATATAATGAAAAAAGGTTTATACGCAAACATTCACGCAAAAAGAAAAAGAATTAAAGCTGGTTCAAATGAGAAAATGAGAAAACCAGGATCTAAAGGATCTCCAACCAAAGCAAATTTTAAAAGAGCAGCTAAGACAGCAAAGAAAAAATAGATGGCATCAGTAGTAGACATTTGTAATGGATCATTAAATCAATTAGGAGCTACTACTATTTTATCCCTAACAGAAGATTCAAAAAATGGTAGACTTTGCAATTCAAGATATACTCAAGTAAGAGACGCAGTATTTAGATCTCATCCTTGGAACTGTTTACAAAAAAGAATAGAACTAGCTGCAGACTCAACAGCTCCAGCATGGGGATTTAAGTATCAATATACTTTACCTTCGGACTGCTTACGACTGTTAGTTATTTTAGATTACGATTCTGATTACAAAGTAGAAGGTAGAAAAGTATTAAGCAATACCTCTACTATGAAAATTTTATATGTATCAAGAGTTACTGATCCTAATGAATATGATGAATTACTAAGAGAAACTTTATCTGCTGCATTGGGTGCTGACATTGCTTACGGAGTAACTTCTTCTAATCCTGTTGCACAAAATATGTATAAATTATTTCAAGAAAAATTAAGAGATGCTAGATTTGTAGATTCTACAGAAGGTCAGAATGTATCACAAGATTTAGGAATGGCAGATGCTATTGACGCTGGTACTTTTATAAATTCAAGGTTTTAATTTATGGCTAGAGTTGCGGTACAGCTTACCAACTTTACAGGTGGAGAACTGTCTCCCAGACTAGATGGTCGTAATGATCTTACTAAATACAGTTCAGGTTGCAAAACTTTAGAAAATTTAATTGTATATCCTCATGGTGCTGCAGCTCGTAGACCAGGAACATCTTTTGTTGCAGAAGTTGCAAACAGTGCTAACAAAACTAGACTTATTCCTTTTGAATTTTCTACCACTCAAACTTATATGTTAGAGTTTTCTAATCTTAAAATTCGTGTCTACAAAGACAATGGTTCAGTGTTAGAAGGAGATAAAACTATATCAGGAATTACTAAAGCTAACCCTGCAGTAGTAACTGCTACTTCTCATGGTTACTCTAATGGAGATGAAGTAGTAATTACTTCTGTTGTAGGTATGACAGAAGTTAATGGTAAAAGATTTTTAGTTGCAGACAAAACTACCAACACATTTGAACTACAAGATAAAGATGGAACTGATATAAACAGTTCAGGATTTACAACATATAGTTCTGGTGGTGTATCTAATAAAGTATTTGAAATAACTACACCTTACACAACGGCACAATTATTTGATATTAAATTTGCACAGTCTGCAGATGTTATGTACATTACTCACCCATCTCACGAAGTAGCAAAACTATCTCGTACTGGTCATACGACTTGGAGTTTAGATGAGGTAAGTTTTACCAAAGGACCATTTCAAGATCCTAATATAACCACTACTACTTTAACACCCTCAAGTGCATCTACAGGATCAAGAAATATTACTGCATCTGCTATTACAGGTATTAATGGTGGAGTAGGTTGGTTAGCTACAGATGTAGGTAGGCAAATACATTTTAACGGAGGGTATGGAGTTATTACAGCAAGAACCAGTGCAACTGTTGCTGTAGCGACTATAACTACAGCTTTTACTAATGCTAATGCTATTACCGATTGGTATCTCGGAGCTTTTTCAGACACTACAGGTCATCCTTCTTGCGTAACTTTTTTTGAGCAACGATTAGTATTTGCAGGAACAACCAATCAACCACAAACAGTATTTTTTTCTAAGTCAGGAGATTATGAAAACATGGATGCTAATCTTACAGGAACAATCTCAGATGATGATTCTATTGTATATACAATTGCTTCCAACCAAGTAAACGCAATTAGGTTTATGACTGCAACTAGAACTTTAATTATAGGTACAGCAGGTGGTGAGTTTACAGTGTCAGGTGGTGGAACAGACTCTGCAGTTACACCAACCAATATTCTTATTAAGAAACAATCTAACCATGGTGCTGCAAATGTAGATGCGATTGCAGTAGGTAACGCAACTTTATTTCTACAAAGAGCAAAAAGAAAAATTAGAGAACTAGCCTATAACTTTGATGTAGATGGTTATCTTGCTCCTGATATGACCATTCTTGCTGAACATATTACTGAAGGTGGACTAACACAAATTGCTTACCAACAAGAACCTAATCAAATTATTTATGCTGTTAGAGGAGATGGAGAGTTAGTAGGATTAACTTACCAAAGAGAGCAACAAGTAACAGCCTGGCACAGACATATTTTTGGAGGTATCTTTGGAACAGCTACTATTACAGTTACAGATTACGCAAATATAAAAAATGGAACAAGAATTGTTTTAAAAAAATCAGATGGCACAACTACCACTTTTACTTCTGCCACTTCTGCTACTTCTGGATTTTTTCACAACGCTACTAGCAACAACCAAACAGCTACTAATTTAAAAACTCTTATTGATGCAGATAGCAATTTTACCGCTACTGTTTCTAGTAATGTAGTTACTATTAAAGAAGTGGTATCTACAGGTTTAGATTACTTAACTATTTCTAGTTTTGACATTGCTAGACTTACTGCAACTAGCGAAGGAAAACCTATTTGCGAAAGTGTTGCGGTTATACCAACTGATGATACAGAATATCAAGTATATGTTATTATTAAAAGAACTGTAAATGGTTCTAGTAGAAGGTATGTAGAATATTTAAACAATGTTGATTTTACAGAAACAGATAATACTACTTTTAACTATTTAGATAGTTCTTTAGCTTATAGTGGAACTGCTGTTACTACTCTTTCTGGATTAGATCATTTAGAAGGTCAAACAGTTCACATATTAGCAGATGGTGCAACTCATCCTGCAAAAGTAGTTTCTTCTGGTTCTGTTAGTTTAGATAGATCTTCCACGAATGTAAAAATAGGACTAGGATATAATTCTATTTTACAAACTATGAGATTAGATGCTGGTTCTCAAAATGGTACATCTCAAGGAAAAACAAAAAGAATTTATGAAATTACTGTAAGGTTATATGAGAGTGTAGGAGTAGAAGTAGGACCTAATCTTTCTGATATGGAGCGAATACCATTCCGTACTTCTGCAGATGTGATGGATCAAGGTATACCTACATTTACAGGAGACAAGGCGGTAGAGTTTAGAGGTAATTATGATACAGATGGATTTATATTTGTTAGACAAACTCAACCTTTACCTTTGACTGTTTTATCATTATACCCAGAATTGCAAACCAATGACTAAAGATATTTTACAAATAGTGCCTTATATTTCAAAACATGGTAAGATTATTCTAGCCAACCAAATGAACCATGTTCTTATGGATAAAGATGCTCAATTTGAAGGAGAAGCAATGGAATTAGAACAAACAGGTTTAGCTTATACCTGTATCATTAATGATGATCCTGTTGCGTCTGCTGGTATGAAAATTATTTGGAATGGAGTTGCAGAAGGCTGGGTGTTAGCAAGTAGTAAAGTTTGGGATCATCCATTAGTTATTGCTAGAGCTATTAAAAAGAACTTTGCAAGATTAGCAAAAGAAAATGAAATCCACAGGGTACAAACTGCTGTAAGAGCAGATTTTACTATGGGTTTAAAATTTGCTAAATGGTTAGGATTAAAGGAAGAAGGATTAATGAAGAAATACGGATTTGATGGTTCAGACCATTATAGATATGCGAGGTTGTTCTAATGGGTTGGCAAGGAGCGTTAGTAGCTGCAATAGGAGTCGCACAATATAAACAACAAGGTGCAATAGGTAAATACAATCAAGCTGTTCAAAATAGAAATGCAGAAATTGCAGAACAAGAAGCTGGGATGCTTGAACAACAATTAGAATTTGATATTGGAAGATTTGATCAACAATTTAGACAATTAGAGGGAACAACAGAAGTTAATTTAAACAAATCTGGAGTTGTTGCTGGAACAGGAACTGCTTTTAGAATAGCTAGATATAATGCAGAACAGGCAGTTTTACAAAAAGATGTTATGGAATATAATTCTAAAGTTGCACAAGGTAAAAAATTAGAAGAAGCAAATTTTGCAAGAATACAAGGTCAAATGGCTAGACAGTCAGCTAAGATGGCACAATTACAAACTGTAGCTTCTACTTCAACAAGAAGCATACTTAATATGAATAGTGGTAAAAAATATACAGGTGGTATGCAAAGTGATGGAAATTACTATGACCCTTACAATGTAGGAACAACAGAATAATGCCAAAAATACCAATTCTTACATCACAAGCCAGACCAACTGCAGAAGTAGGATCAGTTAAATCCAACATACAAATTCCTTTAACTCAAAACATTGGTACTGTTTTAAAGCCTGTAACGGATGCTGTTTTTAAACATAGAGTTAATGAAAAAAATTTAGAAAATAAAGCAGAAGCTCTTACATTAGAAAACGAATCTATTTTTAAATTAAATGAAGTTTTTGATAAAGCATCAAAATTAGATAATAAAGAACAAGCATTTAATTTAATCCAATCAGAATCCAAAACTATTCAAGATGAATTTTCAAATAAAGCATCAAATAAATTTGTTAAAGCTAGTTTTAATAATAGTTTTTTAGGTGAAGTTCAAAAAGGAATTTTCAAAACAAATATAAGAGTATCTAAAAATGTACTAGATACATTAGATAATCAATTTTCTATTAGAAAAAATTTAGTATTAACTGAAGCATATTTGTCAAAAAATCCAATGGCTTTACAAGTTGCAAAAACAGACTTAGAAAATCTTACTGAAAAAATTTATAAAGGTAGAATTGATGTAGATCAATACAATAAATTAATTCAATCTATACCTGGAGAAATGCAATCGTTTGAAGTTACTCAAGCAATTATTTCAGATCCTGGACAAGCATTTTCAGATTTAATGGATAAAGATAAATTTGTTAATTTAGATATAAATAAAAGAGCAAAATTTATTCAAGAAACCAAAACAATTTTAACACCACGAATTAATAATGATTGGAAAAATTATGTAGCTGCTGCTGCATTAGGTAAAGAACCTGTACCATTTAATATGAATTTAGCTAAAAAAGTTTTACCTGCCGAAACAATAGTTAAAATGGAAAATCAATTAGAAACAATAGATGATACTATTGGTAAAGTAAAAATTTTAAATTCAATTAATTCTAAAGATTTAAAAAAAACTATAGATCAGTATGAGTTAGAAATAGATGCTAAAGTTAAAGCTAGTGCTATTGATTTTTTAGTGGGTGAAAAAAAGAAAAAATATTATAATGACATTGTAAATAACAGACAAGAATTATTATCAACTGATCCTGTAAATTTTATTATACAAACAAATGAAGATATAAAAACTGCTGTACAAGCTATTGAATCAGCAGAAGGAGATCAAAAAAATACATTAGAATTTGAATTAGCTACATCTTTAGTTAAAATTCAAACAGATTTAGGTGTACCAAAATATAATCAAAAAGTTATGACTTCAAATCAATCAAAACAATTTGTTTTAAATTATAAAAATGGCGATCAAAATACTAGAGTAGCAATGCTGCAAGGTTTAGATTTACAGTTTGGTAATTTAAACAATAAAGCATTTCAACAATTATTAAATGATGGTTTGCCAGAAACAGCTATTTTTTCATCTTATTTTCAAAATCCACAAATAACAGAAGCACTTTTAAGTATTGATTCTGAAGATAAAAGAACAGAACTAAAAGATTTTGCAAAAGATAATAATATTAAATTTAATAAAGTAAGAAAAGATATAAGAGGAAGTAAAGCTATAAAACTTTTTGAAGATATAGTTGCAACAAATATTGGAGCAAATAATGCAGAAACTTTAGAGCAAATGAATAGTATTGTAGAAATGTTAAGTTATTATACATTAAGCGAAATGTTTACCAATAGTGATACTAATGAAGTTAAAGCAAGAAAAAAAGCAATATCACTTATTAAAGATAATTTTCAAATAGAAGATACTTATTATATTCCTAAAATATGGGATGGTAAAAAATTATTAGATAGTCATGTTGATACTGTTGTTGCTAAAACAGAAATAATTAAAGATCATTATGTAGATCAATGGGGTGCGGTAGCTTTTGGATCAATGAAAGATGATACTCTTACAGTAGATATAGAAAGCGAATTTAATATTAATGTAAAAGAAAATGGTGAATGGAGAAATACATCTGATGGAGAAGGTTTGATATTTGGTATTATTTTACCAGATGGAGAATTTGCTCCTGTTAAAAATGCTAATGGTAATTTTTTAGAATTTAATTTTGATGATGATAGTTACATACTACCTGGAACTGATATAAAAATGAATATGAGTTTAAATGATTTTGTACCAGAAGAAGATAATCAAGCATAAAAAAGGAATTATTAAATGGCTCAATTAGGATTCGGATTAAAGATAGACGAGACAGCACAAGAAAATGGTTACGATAGATATTCTAAAACTTTAAGACAAACTTTAGGTGCTATTGCTGCAGATAACTGGGAATACAATCCTTTAGAAGCAACAAAAACACATAGGTCTATAAATACTGCTGAAATGGAATCTATTAGAGGTGGTGATGTTCNTGTTGATAGACAAGAATTAAATAAAGAATATGAAAATTTAGGATTATATTTTAAAGAAGATGAGTTTCAATCAGTTGTTGATATTATGGTTAAAAAAAAAGAAGCTGAAAGAGAAAGACAAAGTATAATTCAAAGAGGACCAGAAGGTTCTTGGAATCCTTTTTCTGCTGGGTTTTATGTAGGTGCTGCAAAGTTTGGTACAGGCTTAGCTGTTAGTATGCTTGACCCTATTAATATTGGAGCTTCTTTTATACCTGTATTTGGACAGGCAAGATTTGCTGCTTTAGCTGCAAGACAAGGTTTACGAACTGCTAGACTAACAAGAGGTGTAGTAGAAGGTGCTGTCGGTGCAGCATTAGTTGAACCAATAGTTTATAGTGCTGCTAAAAGAGTACAAGCAGATTATGGTGCAGCAGACAGTTTACTTAATGTTGCTTTTGGATCAATACTTGGTGGTGGACTTCATGTAGGTTTAGGTAAATTAAGAGATATTAAAACAATTTCTAAATACAAAAATTTTAGAACAAAAGTAAATGAAATTAGAAAAGAAACTGGAATAAAATCAGATGAGGTAGAACCAGAACTAACCAACGAACAAATTTTATTTAGAGAATATTATGGAGATACTTCAGACTTTATGTTAAAGTTAGAAAAAACAGATCCAAGAACTAAAAAATTATTATTAGAAAAATCTTTAGGAGATTTATTATTAGATGAACCTGTAGATGTAGGTCCAGTTGTAAATGCTGATCCAGTATTAAGAACTACAGAAAACAGTATACCAACAGTAGAAAGAAATAATCAACCAAGATTAAAATCAGATGAGGTAGAATTAAATACTGCAGAACAAAATGTTGCTAGAAGGAATGAGGCAGAAACTGATGTTGAAATTGAAACATTAAATTCTCAACTAGAAACTATTAAAAATAATCAAAAAGATGCTAATTTTAAATTTGAAAGAGGAGAACAAGATTCAGAGTTAAAAACTGCAACAGAAGAATTAGACGAACTTAATATAAAGAAAAAAGAATTAGATGAAGCAGTAGCAGATTTTATTAATTGTAGGAATGGTAGGTAGTTATGGCAGATAAGTGTTTAATAAGAATAGAAAGTTTATTAAAAAAATCTTCTATTGCTGGAACTAAAAAAGAAGAGATAGTAAACCTAATTAAACAATCTATAGCAGAAAAAAAATTAAGTAACATTGATGAAGTTAATGTAGATGCTGTTGCTAAGGATGTATCAGAACAAATTAAATTACAAAAAAAAATAAATAAAAGAAATGCTATAGAAAATGAAATTAAAATTAGAAGATTAACAGAATTAGTTTTAACTGAATTTGCAGATAATCCATTAGAAGGTTTAACAGCAATAATGGTTGGTTCTAATAATAGAGTTGCTTCAGCAAGAGCTTCTGCTTCTGTACAACAAAACGCAACTGTCAATCAGTTGATTGCTGGATTTAATGCTAAATTAAAAGCTGAAGGTGTAGATGATTTATTTGATAAAGGTTTAGAAGGTGTGTCAGAAGCTGAAATACAAAGAAGAGTTACAAGAACTATGTATGAATTAAGTTCAGAACCAACTGTAACACAACAAAGAATAGGAGAAAAACCTAAAGTAACAGAAACTAATCAAGATATTATAAAGTTAGCAGAAATAATGGAAAGTTATTCTGAAATGATTAGACAAAAGTTAAATGATAGGGGAGCTAATATTCAAAAATTATGGGGATATATTGTAAAACAATCACATGATCCATCAAGTATTAGAAATGCAGCCGCTATTTTAGGTGTAAAAAATATTGAGTCTGATCCATCTTTAAAATTAAAAAAAGATATAAATTATAATAAAAATTTTAAAGCATGGAAAAATTTTGTAATGGAAAAATTAGATACTGATAGAACTTTTGCAAATACAGATAATATTGATGAATTTATGATAGATGTTTATAATTCTTTAGTAGGTAATAAATATTTAATTGCAGATGGTGTTTCTAATTCTTATGGAACAAGAACATCTAAAGATGTAGCAAAAGGTTCTAAATTTAAAAGAGTATTACATTTTAAAACAGCAGACGATTGGTTTGATTATAATGATAAGTTTGGTGTAGGTAATTTAAAAGAATCTTTTTTTTCTGGACTTCAAACTGCAGGAAGAAACCTTGGAATAATAGATGCTTTAGGCACAAAACCTAAAGAAAATATGCAAAAAATTAGATTTGCTGTACACGATAGATTAAAAAAACAAGGTAAAGATGTTGGAGATGTAAAAAATTTTCGTAAATTGGATAAGTATATGAAAGTTATAGATGGTTCTATTTACACTGTAGAAAATTTTGCCGTTGCTAAATATTCAGCAATAGCAAGAACTTTAGCATCTATGGCAAGACTAGGTGGTGCAACAATTTCTGCATTAGCGGATGTTGGTATTTATGGTTCAGAAGTAAGGTATCAAGGTAGAACGTTTTTAGATGGTATGTTTGAAGCATTATCTAGCTTAGGAAGAATTAAAAATACAAAACAAAAAAAAGGTATAGCTGAAATGCTAGGGTTTATAAATGACAATACTATTTATGATATGTCTGCAAGACACCAAGTTGGTGATAACTTAAATAAAGGTTGGACAAAAGCTCAAAGAACATTTTTTAAATTAAACTTACTTTCTTGGTGGACTAATAGTTTAAAAGAAGGAGCAATGTTAGGTTTGGCTAATTATTTTGCTAGACAAAAAAATTTAGAATTTAAAAAATTAAATACACAATTACAAGAA